TGAATCATTTATATTTTCTAATCCATCTAATACATACCACATAACTTCAGCTACAATTATAAGATTATATTTTCCTTTCATTTTATTCTTTATATCTGTAGTAAAAAAATCAATGCCTTTATGTAAAATCTTTGCTTTTTCAATCGCCACCTGTGATATATCACATCCATATAATTTCTTCCCATAATCTTTAAATTGCATAATATTATATCCCAATCCGCATCCCATCTCAAGGATTTTCTCAAATTTCCCTTTTTCTCTAACAATATCCCTTATTATCATAAACCCTATTTGATTATGCCAATTAAAAGGGGCTTTATCTTGATACCATGGAATATCCTTTGAATATTTATACATCTCATCAAACTTACCAAGGAATTTGCCATTCTTAAAGACATAATCATGATAATCTTTAGGGTGAGCCATAAATTATTTTACTATTTTATATAATTATTGTCAATGATTATTTGAAGGCAGATAATTATCTATATATTTCAGGTAGGTTTATCTTTCTTGCGGTATCTCTTCCAAGGCCCCCAGGCCCCAACTCGAACGGCATAGTACATCAGTTTCCGTTTCCACCAACTTACTTTTAATACTTTCATAGCTTCCAGAAATATCTGGTCTGTTCGTTTACGAGAGTAAATTCCTACTGTATAAAGGTAGTCGTGTAAAATTGCGGCATAGCCATACTTTCCCCAAGGGCCACCGATAATTGACCAGAAGATTTTAGGAATACTGGCGAAATCAGTCAAAAAGTCTTTAGGGATTTTAACCACTTCGCCTGAGTCCTTTGAGCCGATATGATATTCAAAACTCTCCATTACACGCCAACGGATACCATCTAATAATGGTTGGAGTGGCGGATGCTTAGTAAACGAGCTCATTTTAATCCCCTGTTTTTGTATTTATCTTAAATCCGAATATCCCATCAAGTATTGATTTACTTTCCATACTCTTTTTCTTCAAAGTTCCATCTGCGTAATATTCCTCTGTATATTTACCCAGACCGAACGCACCCTTATTATTGGCAAGGAACCAGACGCAACCGTTTAGACTTAGGCATAATGCTATTATTATAATAATTTTCATATTATTTAAGAGACCGATAGGAAGTTTTCTCCCCTTTTATTATAGGTTGTGTTGTGGAAGTGCCTATACCTATCGGCCTCTATTGCTAGAACTCCAAACCAGCCGACAATGTATATTCCGCATCATCGAATGAGCCGATATTAGTCTTCCTTTCAAACTTAATCCTTGCATCAGGCATCTTCTCATCTTCATTCTCAAAGTACTTTGCTACATAGAAAGATACCATCAATGGATCTTCTGTGTCATTTCCTTTAAGCCACTCAGATGTACTCCCTGCGTACACTATGCTTGTACCCATTACAAACATAGCTACCAAAAATACCTTTAATACCTTCATACCACACCTCCCTTAGTTATCCAAAATATCCGCATTCTATATAGTCCTTACCTCTTCTTGAAAGAGGTTTACATTTATCCATATTTATATTCTTACATTGCCAACGCAGACAACATACATTATTATATAAGGCAATTTTTCTCAATATTTTAATAGATCTAGTCATATCTCACCTCCCTTGTTATCTGCTATTTCTTATCTCCGTTAAAATTATATCCATATTCCTGTTCATATCTGTCTTTTGTTCTCGCAGGGATTCTCTAAATTCTATCCTCTGTTCTTTAATAGTATCTTTTATCTCCGAGATGTCTTCCTTTATCGCAGGAATTTGCTCTTTAACCTTGACATTGTCTAATTCAAGTCGTGCTAACTTAGTAGTATGCCCCTTGACAGTCTCGGCAGTTGCCTGCAAGACAATCTTATACCCACCTAGAGCCATTACACCTATTATTATCGGACCTATAAGTGATATAACTATTCTTTTTCCTACAGTCAAATCATTTATTTTCATCACCCCTCCCCTATTCTCGTTTCAACAACTCCATCTCTTTTACCGCCTGCTTGATTACCGCTTTATTCAATCCTAATTTCTGCATAAAGATAGTGTGCATTTGCGTATCGTCATAAGAAGTATCAGGATTATTCTCCTCCTCGTTTCTATAGATAAAATTCGGCCCTGCTTCTCTCCTTACCTCATCCCCGTTAGCATCCCGATGTACCTTATAAGTACGCACCTCTGAATGTTTAAGATGTATCTCCATATTGTCAAAGTCCAAGATTGTATCAACTATGGGATTTTTAGGGTTTTCAGTAACTTCGTCAAAAGTGTCCTGTGCGAAACAATTTACCGAAAAAGATATTACGAATATACATACCACCACAAAACATAAAAACTTTAATTCTATATCCGCTTTTTTAACCATTATCTAAATTCCTCCCATGTAAAAGCGGCCGAACAACTTGCGTCTGCTGCCGCCATTCTTGTCATTACAATACTTAAAATATCCCCTGAATTTCCTGCTATGTTTTGAGCCATAAATAACTTTGCCAATAAACCTCTCCTATCTATGCCTGCCTCTTTCTTATCCCTTGCCCCCGTAAGAAACCCGCTATCAATAACAAAACCCCCGCTTATCGCCGTTGCTGCCACATCAAACACTACTGCGCTATTTGTTGCGTCTACCGCATTAAACGAAGCATTGGTTAAGCTCCCGTTTAAGATTATTTGATAAAATATGTTTTCATCAAGAGAATATATTTCGTAACTTAACGGCTCAATTAAGGATCTATTTGTAATACTATTGAAAGTGTCAGCCATTTTGATAGACAGAATAGGCAACGGCGTGGTAGACACTGTTCTCTCGGTTACACCATTACTAACCGAACCGGGAATACCTAATGGATTAAACCCACCTTCACTCGTTATGGCTACACAGGTAAAATCAAATGTGGTTGTTCCTGCTGCGGTTGCGGTGTTAAATATCTCTGCCCTAAAAGGAAGGTTGCCTGCTACTGAAAAAGGCACTGCTTCTGTATTGGCGAATTTGATTTGATGAACGTAGGTAATTTGACCACCAAAGTCAAAACCGAAACGAATCCTTCCAGCTCCTAACCATTGGAAATCTATGACATAAATATTGTCCTTAGTTTCGTCTAAAGTAACACCGCTTTTTCCACTGCCATCCAATACATCTAAATTCCATGAGGACTGATTTACTGCGTTATCTACTATTGAACCCGAAGTCTTTGTCCTGCGGATTATTTTTAAGTTAGTCCCATCCTGTTCAAAAAAGAACCCGTTTTCGGAGTCAAAATATCCTATGCGTTTACGGACATTGGAAGTCTTAGAACCTAATATACAAGTCCATACCACGAATTGACTTTTTCCCGGTTGATAGCGGAAATATTCTCCTGTCTGAAAGATGACTCCATGAGTATCAGTAGTCCCACCCGTAGTCAATCTCGCTGACGACAAAGCTGGAACGTGAGTTACATCGCCACCGCCTGTGGCTGATTCTTCAAAAAATAGAGGTTGTAAGTCATAGTTAAACTGCATATCAAAGACATTGAAGGGTTGACTTACCCTGAACCTGCCAAAAGCGTCTAATGCCTCGGAGTCCTGTGTTGCTATATTTACGTCTTTAAGATGAGAAGCAAAACAAGGATTAGCCAGTAATACAAAACTTAATATAAAACTTAAAATTAGTAGTTTTTTCATAATCTCTCCTTATAATTTAATTGACACAATTTGTTTTATATGTTACAATTACTTTATGAAATGTAAAATGAATAAATGCAATAACTTGGCTACACGTAGAAAACTTTGCGAGAAACATTATATGAGATGGCATAGATGGGGAAGCCCCAATATTACTCATAGAGCCTCTACTGGTTCTGGATATATTTGTAAAGTCTATGGTTATAAAATTATCACTATAAATGGACATCAAGTTAGAGAACATCGTTATCTTATGGAACAACATCTTGGTAGACCTCTTACAGATAGCGAAGAAACCCACCACATTAACGGAAATAAAATTGATAATAGAATTAAAAATATGAAAATTCTTACAAAGTCTAAACATACAAGTCTTCATCACACTAAAGGTTTTATTGGCAAACATAGTAGAGAATGCAGTAAATGCAGAATTACAAAACCCTATACTCAATTTTTTAGAGATACTACTAATATCTTTAAACATAAATCCTATTGTAAAAAATGTTATAAGATTTCTAGAAAACATAGAACAACCTCATAATACAAACCAAGCAACGCCACTCGACTGAATATCAATTGATTCCCACTGTGCCGTCAATACTGCCGTTAATTCTCCATCGATTTCTTCAGCCGAATCCCCATCGATGGTCACGGTATCTGCATCAGCATCAATCTTTTTAATTCTGTAAGTTCTTCCGATTCCATCGGTATTATTGTAAGATGAAGCTACACTTGGCAAAGTTATAACCACGTTCCCACTTGCATTTACTAAAAGCGTTGAATGAGTATTGTCTAATGTAGTATCACCTGTTACTGTTTCTATGGCAGTTCCTATTGGGCCATCTACTTCGAGAATAGAATCTATACCTGATGTTGTCCCAATGCCGACATCGCCATTATCTAAAATTATCTCTGGAACATTAAATCTTCCACCGCTCCACAAATACATCTCATCTGTGTTATGAAAATATTGTATACCTCCCATAAAAGCAGCAGAAGTTCCAGCAATACCATCAGCGAATAGAATAGTTCCATCATTAGCCGTTCCACTTACTATCGAAAGTCCTGCACCCCCTGTTCTTTTTATAACTAAAGCGTCTGCTTTATTATCATACGATAATGGGTCATTTGTCCCGAGTCCAACAGCAGTATCTACAACAACCAAATCACTTCCCCCGTCATCATCAGCGTCAACGGTGAAAGGCATATTCACAGTCTTTCCTAATATATTCGCATCTTGTCTTGTTTCCTCTAATCTGTCGGTGATGTCGGAGACTTGGGAGGAGGTATGTCTGACTCCACTAGCAGCAGTAATAAAACCCCTCAACTGAAAAAAAGGATTTTCACCAGAAACGGCAGCACCAAAACATATAATATCGCCAGAGGCCTCTCTTTGTAATTGTAAATTTACATCACTATCTATAACAATAGCTCTATTACTTTCTATTCTGGTTCTTCTCAATTGTTCTATAAATACTTTAATAAAATCATCTCCTTCAACTGCCATTCTATTTAAAGTCCAACTTCTTCCGTCTTCATCATCTCCGACATCCACATCACCGTATAAAATTATATTTCCTCCTGCGTTAGGTAGAATTTTTAAATCACTGGAAGCTAAAATAGAAGCACTAGAACCTGTAAAGGTGAGGTTTCCGCCTAATGTAGTATCTCCTGTTATCTTCGTTGTGCCACCAACATATAGTAATTCCCCTGTTCCCTGTCCTAATCCTGCGCCTATTGAAACCGTACCAGATATAGGGACTAAAGCTAAGTGGTCATTTTGTATTCCTTGTACGAATATATATCCAGTATCCGTATCAGCAATAACCCATAAATTATCTGGTTCTCTATACCAGTGATAGTTTCTCCCTGTTGGGCCTTCTAGTCTTATAGCGGCGTTTGGTGTGGATAGGGTTAAATCACCTTGAATTGTTAAATTGTTTGTAAGGGGGTCGTTTGAGGTATCAAGCCGAAGAAACGTACCTACTAACGCTGTATCTAAATTTATCGTAGTTGTACCGTCTCCATTATCTTGGACTCCGCCATCAGGCACAAAGGTTACTTCCCAAGGGTATGTCTCTGTAGAGGCATCACGGATCGAGGATACTGCTCCATATTCCAGACTGCTACCCGACCCATTGCGAGCGAAAGAAGTAGTAGCTAAAAAAAATATAAAACTAAAAACCGTAAGTAATTTGAAGAGTCGCATTTGAACTTATCCTTATCGCTTTAAAATTCTTTATATTAACTGTTCCTAGAATAGTTATAATTGAGTTCGGTCTGGCTATATGACCTTCTGAAGATGAGGGATTGTCGCCATTATGTTTATATCTTAACGAGGCATTTTCTACAGTGATAAAAGCTCTTTTAGCAAGAGCATTCCCCTTGGTATATTTACTTGCTGTGAGTATTTTTACAGAACTAGATACTATCAGTTTCTCAAAAGCCCCCGCTTCATACAACCCTGCTATCATATGTGTTATGCTAAATCCTGATAATGGCATTTGACTCGTCTCCTATTGTGTGGTATGGTTGTAGTATGTTAAAAATTATTGGTAGCCTGATTGTAGTAGCACTTTTATGTCAGTTTAGCTGTTTGTTCATAAAGTATCCGAGGTAATTTTTTATCGTTTCTATTGCGTGGCAATCCCTTCCCTAGTGAGTGAAGGCAATAATCTCCCTAATCCAGTTTTTACAGCTTGAGTTACAGGGCGCTGAACTTCGCGTCCTATTCGTGGAAGAATTTTTCTACCTCCAAAAAGACCTGCAATAATCCTTCCGACTAAAGTTATACCTACTCCTTTTTCTAATGATTCGGCTGCTGCTGCATCTAACGCTTGTTCTATGACCCTATCAGACACATCGAGAAATGCATCCATACTTCTTAATAATCTTATAGTTTCATCTTTACTTTCCGATAGCAAACTTGTTATAAATTTTTCTAAATCAGGAGCAAAAATCTCACCTGTCGCTTTATTCTGGATTGCCGTAAACTTCTTAGCCAATTCTTCTTCCGCATTTTTTACAAAAGCATAGTTATCAAAGGCACTTGCTACATCATCTCCCACATTTCTTATGGGGTCATTTATAGCTCGCCTTAATCCTTTAAGATAAGTTAGAGCATCTTCAGTCCAACTTTTTCCGAATATAGCCTTATCTAATTCATCTTTTCTAAATTTCCATAATTCAGATATACTTTTTGTGTCACCTGCCTCCAATATATCATCAGTTAAACCTTTTACGAGTTCTCTTTGTGATTTTGGAGCAAATCTTTCTAACAAATCTTCTGGTTTTCCACTCTTAGGTAATAATGCCCTTACTCTGTTTTTTATATCTATCATATTTAATTTAACATTTTTATACTTGGTATTTACTAAATCACTGACTCTTTTGCCAGTTACATTTGAAACCTTAGTAAAAAATTTATTTGTCTTAACTGCTGTTTCTTTTGAAATCCTATTTTGATATAGTTTTGGGTCTAATAGAGCCTTCCACCCACGTTCAATCCCACGTTGAGTAACCCTTCTTCCCAATAATCCACCTGATATACCTTTTCCTACAACACCAATAATTTTACTAAACCCTATTCCGACTGGAGCAAATACCGCTTCTGTTCCAGCAGTTATTCCTATTTCTCTACCTAATTCTTCTCTTTCTTCAGGAGTTCTTCTTAAAATACTTCTTATGGGAGAAAATACCGGTTCCTTTGCAGTTTCAAATATTGTTCTAATTGGTTTTTCTATTAGTTCTTCAGTCTGTCTTTCAAATTCTCTTGCTCCAGTCCTACCCAATACACCACCCACTCCAGCACCTACAAATGGACGTCCTACAGTTGCCCCAGCTACTCCCCCAGCTATACCTCCAGCAATTTGACCCACAAGAGGAAGAATTGATGTTCTCTTAGGAGCTTCTTCAGTTACAGGACTTACAGGTTTGATATTTAATTGTTGAGCTACCTCATCTATATCTTGTCGAGTAGGAGTTCCATCAAAATCTATAACTTGTCCTGTCTCAAATCTTATCTTAGTCATAATTAATCCTCTATTGTAAATTTAATCCCACTTGAAGTTTGTCCCTCTTTAACTTCTTGATTTTTCCCTCTTTGTGCCCAAACTGCCTTTGCACCTTTAGCTCTTAAATCTCCTACAAGTTGTTCTATTATAATTTTATTTTCGGCATCATTTTTTGATAATGTTGGAAGAGTTCCCATAAATCTCTCAATATCCTTATCAGTAGGTCTTACTTCTCCTGCTGCTTTTGCCACGATAGTAGCAAACGCTTTTGTTTTATCTTGAAATACATTGACGGCAGGGGAAAATCCTAATTTACCTTTTCCTATAGCCACCTGTCCAGCAGCTCTACCCAATATACCTCGTGTTCCTATTTTGGGTATTGTTCCCGCTTCTTTTCTTGCAGATCTAAATAAGGTTATTAAATTTTTTGCTTGACCTTCTAATTCACCTATTTCAACCTCTCTTTTTTCTTGTGCAGCAGTTTTTTTGCCTGGGCCTTTTAATCCCAAACTAATCTCTCTTTCTAAAGTCCGCCTTGCCTCCCCACCCTTAATCCTCTCTAATATTATAGACTTTTTTAATCCAGCCTTTTCTTGACGTCTTTCTTCTTCTGACTCAAGTCTAGATTCTTCTCGTCCTAGCCTTCTTTCGAAGCCAAACTTCCGCTCTTGTTCTCCCTTTTTTATTAGGCCTTCTTGTTTAGCTTTCTGTAATCCAGTTATCCTATCCTGTGTGGCTTTTTCATTGAGTATTTTAAGTTCTCGTTCTAATGCTTCTTCTTCTATTTGACGGGCTTTGTTCTCTTCTACCCTGCGTCTACGGGCAGTCACTATACCGCCTATTAGTGCGGTTAAAGGCGTTCCACCGCCTCCTTCACGTCCTTGACGGACTCCCTCTAAAAGTGCCATAATAACCTCCTAGGATATTCTTAAATTTGCTGCTCCTGTAAGTTCTGTTAAACCACCTAATCTTTTTTTTCTCTGCTCTCTTTGTAAAAATTCAAAATTTGTTGGTGTAGGAGGGGTAGTTGCTTTAGCGGGAGTTGGTAATCCCGCACCCCCAAAAATATCACCTACCCCTTGTCCTATAAGTTCCAATCCTGCTCTTTCTCTTGCCTGAGCCTCGCCTATTCTAATACCTTCTATATCAGATATTGTCTCTCTTTCAAATGCTCTGCCTGGTTCAGTAACTTGCCTGGCTTGTATTCCTACCTCCGCAGCCCTACCTCTTGCACGTTCTGATAATCCTTGTACATTAGCTAAAAGAGTATCTAATTCTGTTCTTGCACGTTCCTGTTCGCTTAATGAACGCTCCCCTACTGTTCCTGCCTCACCTCTAGCAATAGAGGATAGTTCCTCAAATTGCTGTGCTAATTGAAAAGCGTTGCTTAAACCTTGTTGTCTGGCAGCCTCTTTTTCCCTTGCGGATTTTATGGCTAACTCCACCCCTGCTCTGCCTAACATCTCAAAGCGTATTCCGCCTTCAGGTCTGCCACCGAATACGCCTCGTCTTTGTGCCTCTGCGTTTATCTGAGTACGAGCTAGTTCTAATTGTTCTTTTAGTGTATCTTCAAAAAACTTTGATGGTTCCTGAACCCCAGCTAAGACCTGTTCAGCTAAAGCAGTAGGTATCTCTCCCTCTGCCTTAAAAAGTTCTTCCCCTGTCATACCGAAACGTTCAGCTACGCTATCTAAAAGCCTACGAGTCTCTGGGCCAGCCTCACGCAAGAGTTCCTCACCTGTAAGACCTGCACGACGTTGTGCCTCAGTTATTCGAGTTTGTTCCAGTGCAAATGTTCTCTCTTCCCGTTCGAGTTCCCCTGGGGTTAAACCGAATTTTTCCTCTAAACGTACTTGCTCTACTTTGGCTTCTTCTGCTTGGTCTCTTGCAAATTCCTCGGCTCTTGATTGAGCCTGTTCCTGTTGTTTACGAGCTTTGCGTTGGAGTAAAAACCCTCCGCCTATTGTTATAAGTGGTACTATAACTTGTGGCATAACTCCCCCTTTATTTTATAAATATGTAATCTACTCATATCTGGTTCATACCAACTAAATGTTTTTGGATTTTCCTTTTCTATGACTTTACGAATACCTTTCCTTATTGATTTCATTCCATTGGCTAAAACATATATCACGTGGATATTTTTTCCATTCTCCTTTAAAAGTTCCTGTACTTCTTCGGAATTACGCATATTCACAAAACCTAAATCTAATTTCGCAAAGGTCTTATCAGTAAGTTTTACATATAATGCAGCACAGATAAACTTACCATTTTCTTTAAAATAGAAAACTTTATCCTCGTTCTTGTCCAAAAGACTTAAAAGCCTCCAGCGAGGAAACATCTTTTTCATATTCGGATAATTCTCGTAGATATGATTACAAAGTTCTAACATATTCATTAATAAATATCCATATAAGCAGTTTTATTTATTCCATCTATGTCAAATATTATGTCCTGTCGCATCTTTCCTGCTGTATATGTATGGTGTAAACCATCTGTTTGTTTTTTCAAATATCCAGCCCTATTGGCAGTTGTAAGAAAATCCCCATTATTTATCGACCCACCCTCATCGCACACCCACGCACCATCCAAAAATACACTTTCTCCTGTTTCCTTGACATAACTATCGCCTATCACTGCTACATAATAAGCATAATCATTTTTGGTAGCCTTCTTTTTAGTTTTGTATTTATAATCTTTTTTCTTGTCTTTCTGTCGTTTCTTACCTTCGGCGTCTATTTTTTCATACCCTTTTTGAATTAACTCATCCCCAAAGGCAGTCCTCCACGCAGTCTTTTTATAAAATAGACCTCTAAATGTCGGGTCATTTTCAGAGGTAGTCCTATATAAAAGTCCATCATTATCTAACCTGACTGCTTCACCCGTTTCTAAATCCTTATCTCCAAGTTGATATGAATGATATTGAGTAAAACAGGTTACATTTATTGCACCATTGCCTATATACATTGTAGTAGTTCCGCCGCCAGTAGTGGTATCATCAAAAAGATTATTATCTTGTACCGTTCCAATATACATACCAGCAACATTACGGGGCCTCTGGTTTTCATCTCTTATACCCCATTCGGTGAGTGTTCCATTATTAGTTATAGTCCCCTCTACAATGCTGACATTATGAGCATTTACAGTATCCCCTGCTGTAACGTCAATAGCTTCTTCATCAGCATCACTGTTATTTGCATCCAGAATGACATTATAAAGATTAAATGTACCTGCCCCTTCCGCCCTAAGTGCAATAGCATCACCAGAGGCAGTAGTATAGGCATGAATAAAGGTATCACGGATATTGACTGTAAATCCGCTTGATGAGCCGACAAGACCTATGTTTTGTGATAAGGTAGTAGTAGCCGAATCTAATGTTATCCTGCAATCTTCAATATTTGCAGTGAATGAACCTCCACCAAGACTGAGTACGATTAGATTTCCAGTTCCAGTCTGGGTAGATTGAAAATCAATAATACAATCGATTAAATCAACATTCCCGCCGACAAAAACCATAGCATCTACCGCAGCAGTAGCAATATTATTCTGGTCAATTTCAAATTCACAATGTATAAATCTATAATTCCCGTCACTTGTTCCAACTGGATTCCAACCCGAAATAACATCCGCAGTTGTCGCTATAATTTTACAATCTTGTATAATGTTAAAAGTGTCATCGGTTGTATCACTTGCGCCTGATATGACATCATCCGTAGCGTTATCCGCTGCTGTTAAGGAAATCGTAAAACCATCTAATACACATCCTTCTCTTGTAGAAAAATCTACCACATCTGCATCGGTTTGAGTAATAATAGTGTTCTCCATTGAACCGATGGAGACAAGAGTAATGTCATCAGCAGCAAATGTAACACTCTCTGTGTAAGTCCCTTCAGCCACAAGGATAATATCCCCACTTGAAGCGGCATTCATCGCTGCGGTGATTGTCGTAAATTCTCCCCCACTTGAAGCTACGAATAATGTAGCTGCACCTATTAGACCGTTATGTGAATGCACATTATACGGGGTTGATATGGTTGAATTACGGGAATTTTCATCTGTTGCCTCAATGACTGTATCATCAGTCGCAGAAGGCGAAACCGTCATTAAATCGGTTGGAGCAGATAAAACATTAGAAGCAAAAAGTAAAATAAACAATGCTATAATAATTTTTTTCATAATCTCCTCCTATAATAAATCCTCTAATTTTACAGCCCACCAATGAAAAGCACTGTCTATATTTACCGTAATGAAAAATTCCAATAGATTATTTTTGTATAACACCATATCTCCTGATTTCCCTATCCTATTCCCATTCGGGTTCGTGGTTGTTTCCTCCAAGTTGTTCCAGTTGTCATAAAGTTCTCGAAAATAATGTTGCTCGGCAACTGGTTCTTCTTTAAGAGGCGGGGGAGCTGATATATTCTTCGCAAAGGCATATACCGTTATCAAAACTAATGGAATAAATAATAATCTTTTCAATCCACTGTCTCTATCGAAATCTGCCAACCAAAATTTTCAATCGGTTCGTCTTTGGTATTATTTGAATAGAGTATCTGGAAATAATCCCCTTCCAAATCTGGTTCAAACCTTTCTATTATAATATTCTTCCCGCCATATATAGCAGTCCCGTATTTAGCAGTCCCAAAGAGCGATTTAGTGCCTTTTAAATTCATATCTGAAGAAGTACCTGATGAACCAAAATCCACCCTCGGTTCTATGATTAAATCATTATTGCCCTTCTGCTTACAGAATACCCTTAATGCCCTCCACGCCTTATTAGCCTTTGACTCTGGGTTCCGTAGTTCGGGAAAACTATATTTCTTTGTATGGTAGAACATATCTATTGCCACATCGTCATCATTCGTTCCCGAAGGATACTTGAATACAACCCCTTTATAACCTCCCCACACGAGCATATCTTGGCCAGAGCCATTATCTGCCACCCATAAGGCATTGGCGTGAAACCCGCTAAATTTCGTCCACGCTAAAGGAAAGGTATCAAAAACCAAAATCATATTATTGAAGGCTGCTGAAGTATCTGAAACAGAGATATAATAATCCTTATCAAAGGCAACTGTTGATATATATGGAAACCTGTCAAAATTAAGGTTATCCCTTGTCCCTTCTATCTTGGTCGAGATAAGACGTAACCCAATCGCCCCATCGTAAATATAAGTATCACCCTGACTATCTATAAAAAAAAAGGAATTTCCGATTAAAGCGACTGACCTCGGAGACAATGTCCCTACGTCTGATACCATTCTTTGAAGTTTGAAGGTATCCTTATCGTCTCCTGAAAGCCGCCATATAGAACCCCTGCCTGCTGAACCGCCTTTCCAGATATATAAAGCGTCAAACCCAGGGGCTAATGCTGTTATAATAGTGCCATCGTTTGTTTCAATCTCGACATTACCGCTTAAACCAGTTGTCGAGTTTTCAATATCCCCTAAATCCGTGAAATATAATATGGAGGGATTGTCTCTGTCTCCCGCAAAAAAGGCGTGGCGTTTATGATATGTTACTATTGAGGCATTTGGAGGCGAGCCGCCTAAATCAGTTGCATTCCCAGAACCTGTCCACTTATAAGGTGCAGTACCGGTTACTCCATCCTCTATGATTAAGGTATCTTCCCCGATTGCAAAACTTGCCAAATCATTTTGTGTAACCAAAAATATTATTGAACCAGTAATATCATCCCAAGTACCATCTGGCCCGTTAGCGTTATAATCCATCTTTCGGATTGTGCCATCGCTAAATATAGCTACCAAATGCTTTACTCCTTTTATAGTCCTGTAATATATACCACCTGTGCAGGTTATATCTGAACCTATAATATCAGTATTAAGTGCCTTAAACCCATCTCTTGTTTTCCAGTGTTTTGCTTTGGTAAAGACTACATTCTGGAGATTACTGGCTTCATTATCCTCAATTAAGATGGGAGAGAATTGATCATTGAGTCCCCCTGAATTTTCAAAAAATTCAAAGCGTTGCCAATCTACAGCCGCAAATGAAAAAGAAGCTAATAAGGTAATACCTAATATTATTGAAAGAATTTTTTTCATATTAAACTATTTAAAGGAATAGGCACTCCATAATCTGCGCCTATACGAACCCCTCTGCCAAAAAGTGCCTGTAAAGCCAATGCGTCTTGGTCTGCCCGAGGATATGTCCTTGATGATGATATAGCACCTACCCTGCGCCAGAAAGCATTTGTTAAAGTAAAAAATCTCTGAAATTGCCTATTGGCCTCTTCCTTATCTTTGGTCTGATAGGCTGTTATTAAACCAGCAGTTATAAGTATGTGGTGCCATTCATCCGGTAAGTCCGCTATATCTGTGTCAGCCCTTAATGGATAAGCCAACCTCTGATAACGGTATTTTATTATTTCAGCTTCATCAGGTATCGGGAATACCTTTAGTCTCATATTATCCATTAACATTTCATAACTTGTGCCTGCTGAGATAGTGCTGGCTAATGTTTCATATATAGTTATCTGTGTATCCAAGTCTACTGACTTCACCGTATAGACATTACTACCTACAGTTATCCGAGTTCCTTTTCCTAATCCCTCCACACCTGTCCACAAAGTTGATGAACCCGTGATTATAACAGCACCACTTGTCCCCGAAACTGTGCCGGTAATATATAAATCGAGTTTGGAACCGACTATAATATCGAATCGTGGAGAACCTTGAGATATGGCTGAAGGTTCTAAAATATCAAATGCAGTAGACTCAATACTTCCCATAGCAACTTTATCCTGGACTTGACGCATTACCTTATGGGTCGCCATATCACTAGCCAATCTATATTCGTCTTTAATTATCTCGTAACTTGCGTCAGTATCAGTATCACCTAAATATTCAGTCTCTAGGGTAATTTCTGTCGATGAGACAAAGGCTTTAATCCTATACCAAGTATTCTCATCTGCCGCACGGAATTTCCTACCAACCATACTTAATGTAAAAACAGGCGAGGTCGCGCCTCCTGATACAGTAGCAGAACCATTGGTTACATCCACGTTCCCTGTATTATGAATAGCTACTGTAGGAAAAAGCCCATCTGTCATCAAATAGGGCAAGTCTTTTGAAGTTAAAATATCCAGTCCTGCCTGTATACCTCGTTTGATTAAAGCGAGCTTACTGCTCACCTTAACGACAGAAATATCCTGAACATCAGTATAGATGTCCTTAAAAGTCATGCGTGGCATAGTTACCTCTTTTTCTTCTTTTTAGATATTTTTTCAACCTTTGGCTTCTCCTGTGGCAATTCTCCTGTCATCTTATTATATTGAGCGATTAGAAGATTTGCCTTGTACTCTCTATCTATATATTCGGACTTTAGTTTTTCAATATCTTTCTTCTCTTGAGCAAAACTTCTCTTTTTCTTGTTGAAGTCTTGGATGTCTGCATCTAAATCCCTTCCCTCTTTTTCCTTTAGTAAGCGTTCCTTTTCTCTATTAGTAAGAGAAGTTTCTATTTTCTTATGGTTTTGTTCGACCCCTCTTTTGTAAATATCAAAATCTTCCTTCTGTTTGGTTATCTCTCTATTGGCATCGCTTTTCTTTTTCAATGTATCTTTAGTGATATTCTCGTTCTCTTTCTCAAGGTTACTTCTACAACTTTCTAAATCCTTAACTTTTGCCTGCAAGTTCAATAACTTTTCTAAGGTCGCCATTTTTTTCCTCCTTTTTATGTTCGTGCCATTTTTTAAGTCCCTCTAAATGTTCGATTTCAGATTGGACATCTTTCCTTTGCTCGGTTAATTCTCCCCTTTCAGTATCTATTTTCAACGACTCTTCTTTTAAAGTTATCCTCATTCCTTCAATCTCTGAACGGATAGCTTCCAGTTTATCCTCCTGCACCCCTGCTTCCGTAATAGTAATATTTGCCTGTTCAAGTTCCCGCTCAATATTAAACTTGTAATGGTCAAACCTCTGACGCTCCTCATTGAGTTTTTTATGAGCCTTGTCTATATCGACTATCTCTTTTTCTCTGGTTTCTAAATCGTGAAACCTGCGAGCGAGTTCACCTTTCTTTATATCATCCGCACGCTTGCCTGACTCAAAGACTGCTCGTTCACCCTCTAATTTCTGTCTACCTTCTATCAATTTAACGCTAATTTTGGTCTCTTCGTTTCGGTTATCTTGGACTTTCTTTACATCAGCCCTGTGGATACTGTCTTGTATGTTCTGTTCCCTTGTCTCCAATGCTTTCACTTGCTCACTCTTAACTTTAATAGTCTCATTCAGTCCCTTCACAGTCTCGTTGGCTGTGTGAATATCAATCATAATTTTTTCTTCAGGCATAATTTCCCCCTTGTGTTTGTGCCTCCAAACAGGCTACATAACATAATCCTATAAGTAAAAGTGCTGGAAAATGTAGCGGACTTGCACCTACCATAATTATTAGAAACGTAGTCAACCCCACTATGTATCCGATTAAAAGCATTGAATTCGATGATAGAAACTCCAAAAATATCCGTCTATATAACGTGATTACATAACCTATAACCAGAATTACCAGCACCAGACCACCGTCTGATAGAAGTTGCAATAATTCAAAATCTGCATTTATTACCAAATCATCTCCTTTTTTATATCCTAAAAGAGGAAAACTGCCTAATCCGTGACCGAATAAAAACTTAGGAATAGTCCCTAAAAATACATTTTTCCATATTTCCCCTTTCCCATAGAAATTAAAGAAATCAGTATTTATCTTTAAAAGCCCCCATCCGATTAAAGGAGTGCTTAAAATACCAGTTAAGGCTAACTTCCATTTTCCAGATAAAAGAAGATATAAAAAGAACCCTGCTGTTAAACTAAGCATACCAATAAAACTGGATGTAATCAGTATGGTCAGGGCTATCACCGCATATATAATTTTATATTTTAAACCTTTAAACATAAGGCACATTGGAGAAAGTATCGCCAGAAAACACGCTGTCTCACGCTTGTTCCCTAAAAATGTAATCATCCTGTGATTATCAAAAAAGTTTCCCTGAGTCAGATTATATGGATTATGCGCCCACTCTAAATTAGAAGAAAATATCTGGTCTAATCCACAAAATTGAATTAGCGCATATAAACTAAATCCAAATCCAAGCCAAGATAAAAACTTACCTACCTTTACCCATCTGTTCAAATCATCCGTCCATTCGACTAAACATTGAATAATTAAAATCGATAAAATTATAGTCAATATTGCCAAGATACTATTTATGCTGAACCCTATGTACTTTTTTTGGGAGAATAAAAGAGGCATATAATATCCAAGAGAAGATAGAATTACATAGATAAAAGTGAGACTAAGCCACTTGTTCCTTAAAGTTAAGGTTTTTGTATTCTTATTCATCAGGCTTACCGCTATCATCATAAATCCCAACACTATGAAGATTACCTGTTTCGGCAATCCGAATGCGTCTGGTATCGGCAAGAACATTACTGAAGTCAATAATATAAGTGCGTATAGTAAATACCACATAAGATAAAGCAAAGGAGGGAAGCCAAAGCCTCCCTCCAAGCCCTTGTCTTAATCTCCTGAACCTGCTGGGGCTACCCAGATGATTATTTCATCAGCATCTGTTCCGTCCCCTGCTTCTAACGCTATACCAAGATTTGTTCCACCACCTACGTTTCCTCCGCCTGTTACAGCAGTGCCTACAGCAGAGCCACTTGTAATGGCATCAGTTAAATCTGATACTTGAGTTAAAGCCGCGCCTTTCGTAATAACAACTATTGGTCTTGATACTAACCAACCTGATGTCGTTCCACCTTGAGCAACACCGACTACTAAGATACTATCTGCATCAGAACCATTCTCGCCAGGTTTTTCTACATAAGCACCTAAAGTCGTGCCACTTGATACATCTGAACCATCAAGGTCTAGTATCACAGCTTGTCCGTGATAAACTGTGAAATCGCTATACGCTGCACTAGCAGTGTTATTAAAAAAGACTGCTGTTTCCTGGATTTGGGTATATCTCTCGCCATCTCCACCTGTTGAACCCCAACCAAATGCTATCCCGCTAAATGCAAACACAAGTAACGGGATTAGTAAAATAGATAGTAATTTCTTCATCTTACCCTCCCTTAGTCTATGTCTCCATTAGCTACTAGCCCACCATACCTTAAACCAGTGGTTACCATATTAGCTGCGGTTAATACATATGTAACCAAGTCGTCCTTGGTCTGGGATTTTACGAAATCCCCTATCTCTGCGTCTCTGCCTTCACGAACGATTAAACGGATGTACTTGCGAAGATTTAACATATACGCTTGATTAGCTGGACATCCATCGTCATCGAACATTACAGCGCCTTTATATTTCAGATTCTCGACAAGTTATCCTATATTCCTATAGGGCTTGGACTATATCATCTCTTTCGAGTCGGACGCTAATCTGGTTATTAAGTGTATCGCTACACTCCAGTAGTCTCTGCACCTTCGTGCTCTGCACGCTTGGCTCAGGATTGCCCGTTCTGGGTTTCCCTGAATTCATCCGATTTTCGATAGCACTGTGTTTTTTCTTGTGGCACTTTAAACAGAGAACTTGACCATTGACTATTATATTCATTCCACCATCTTCTACTGCTATTATGTGGTCGATATTAGTCTTTTCTGGATAGTCAGTATGAGCATCGATAAGAGTTAAAATTCCACAATCCTGACAGATACCTTTATCTCTAATAAAAATATCTCTTTTTTGTAGTTTTGTGAAATCTACCTTACAGCGAATTCTACCCCTCACCTCATCCCTATTTTCTTTCCATCGAGGGCTTAATTCGCCTATTCTCTTACAACACATTTCTCTGGATTTTGCCTTCATTTCTGGGGTAGTCATATAATGACCAAGAATGTATCGTGGAATACCTACGCTATAATGATGTGTTGCGATCTTAATATATTCACCGCAACCACAATTACAAAGGTGTTTATTCTGATTAGTCATAATCCACTTATCAACTCCTTTATAATTGATTGACTTCTTTAGAGGACTATGACCATAAAGACAGCGAAAAGATTGTCCTTTAATCCAACCTTTTCTTTTATCACTTCTTTTTGCTATCTTCGTTATGTTTCCACAACCACATTCACAATACATTAGTTTAACTCCCAATATTTCCACATTGCTAAAGGGGCTCGTTTTGAGAACCCCGCCTCAGCCATCCCTAAACTTCCTGTTGGTAATGGGAAGTTCACACGAAAAGTCTGAGTAAGGTTCTTCTCGTAGTTTTCTACGAAAGCACCTGTTGCAACTATCGTGTCAGGAGTGTCATCAAAAAATGACGCCTCCCTAAAGATTGTACGAAGCCTGTTTATTCCGTTAGATGAAAAGTCACTGGAGATATTCTGAAACTGATGTCTCCATGCTATTTGACTTGCACGGGAAAGCTGACCTACAGAACCAGTGCTTTTAGATGATGTAAAAAAGTTCTGTAAACCTGTCAAAGATGTTAAATCGCTTTCACCTGCGGATGAAAATATACCTACACTACTTCCTCCAATAGCATCTCTCATAGAAGTTTCCGCTACCTGTAAGAACGCTACTAAGAGGTTGATTATTCCTGCATCCCCTGTCTTAACCATATCTAATCCAGAGACCTGTACGGGAGTGTTTAACTGTTTCCACTCAAACACTACACTCGTAAATGGATCTGGACGAACTGGTGTTAACGTATCAAGATCTGTATACGCTGATGTATTTGGTAACTCCTTTAAGATGTTAAACCTTAAATGAGGTTTACCGCCTACCTTCAGTATCGCTCCCATTTCTTTCATACGAAATAAGAGTTTAGTCCTCGCTGATACGTTATCCCATAAGACAGGTTCTGTCTCATCTCTCACTATAGTGAATATACGCTGATATTCTCTGGTGAGACTTAGATTACCTGCCATCATTACCCTTTCTAAGAATTAGAGTTAGGCCATTCCCGCTCTTTCCTTGACACGTTGGACAATGCTTTCAGGTGTTACTCCTCCAGCCTTGTTATAAATGTACTTGGATTTTGGCGTTACAATTTCCTCGCCTCCAGTGGAAGAACCCCTTTTCTTTCTCTCTAATTCTTTTTGTTTGCGTTTTTCCGCTCTTGCTACAAGGGCATCTTCTAAGGCAGTATCATCAGCCATATGATAGAGAAGTTTTTTTACAGATTGGTTAGGATACTTTATAGCAAGGGATTTAATTTCCTTGTGGTGCTTATCGATAAATTCCTTGCCAAGTTCATCTTCTAACTTCTGTAAATCTTGCTCTACCTTATTGGAGAGACTAATAGTGGAAGTGTTCCTTAAAAGTGATACTTCTTCTTTTAAAGGCTTTGTGGCTTCCTCTACAGCTAGTCTTATCGCTTCCTTGGTCTCTTCTTTGATGGCTATCCTTAAATCCCCATATGCCTTACGGTCGTCTTTGTCTACAGTATCACCTATCCATTCATCGATTATTTTCTGAGATTTTTTTTCTCCTTCTTTCTCAGAAATCTTACCAGCTTTGACATCATCGTAAGTCTTGTTCAATTCCCGTTTAAGTATAGGATTTGTTGCCATCTCATCTACAATGACCTTTAAACCTTCTACTTCTTTTTCACGGACTTCGAGTGACTTTTTATCCTCTGCCAGAGCCTGCGATTTTTTGGTATAGTCTTTGCCTTTTTGAGCTAGTTCTATAAGCTCCTCTTTTGTTACTTCTATTTCTTTACCGTCGACTGTGATTTTCTCTTTCACTTGGTCTTTTGGTTTTTCCTCTCCACCGCCTATAGGATAAACACCATATTTCCTATAAAAGGTTTCGGCAACTGCTTTCGCTTGGTGTGCCATTTCTGCTCCTTATCGTTAGACTGTCTTTCGACTTGGTCTTGTTATTTCTTTTTTCCGCTTCTGTTAAATGGAGTTAATGTTTGTGCTGAACCTGTCGGACCTTGTATCGGGCCACGATTTACCTGCTTTACTATTCCAGGTGTGTTACTTTTCTGCTTTGGTTTCATTACCTGATCTGGCATATCAATCCTCCTTTCGTAATTTTTGACCTACTATACTCGTGTGGGTTTACCGCCTCCTGCGACAAATCCAAAAAATCTCTTTTGTTTTTTACTAATAGCTTTACCGCCTATTTCACCTTCTCTTAAAATAGTCTTTGCTTTCTCGACTGTAATCCCCGCATTATGCGGTATACCCTGATGTTCGATTTTCATACTATTTATTTCTTTTAGATTAAATAGCCCCATTATCTCCTCCCAAATGCGCCCTTAGCGACTTGAATCAAGGGTTTCTTTTTCTGTGCTAATGCAATCATATAGGCATCTATCCCAGTTTTACCGTACTCGCATAATCCATATCCAGTTATCACATCTGGCACATTGGTCTCGAATTTAACCTATGTTCCTACACGAGAAATCTTAACAAATACTTCCTGTTCTTTTATTTCCTTTCCATTATCATTGCTCATATCAACTCTCCTTTTTTGTAGGTAACGCATCCTGTAATTTTTTAAACTTACTCATAAGACCGTCTTTGGCTACCTTCTTCATTATGTTTTCAGCGCATTTTTTTCTCGCTGGTGCATAGTCTTTATCCATCTTTGGTTTTAAGGATTTCCGTTCACTAGGAGATAAAAGTATTGAACCTTCTTTTTTGCATATCCTTAAATACTGACGTTTAGAATGAATGTCGTATCCCTGTTTAAAAGAATGATTGTCTGTAAAGTTATACATTTGGTCTTTGTTAGTATATGGAACCGTAAAAACCCTGCGAGCTTCTATGCCACAGTGATATGCTTCGTGTTTAGCGTTCATAGGCATATCTATTTCAAATTCTTTTCCACAGATTAAACATTCATATAAATAGGTCATTTAGTGCTCTCTCCCCCCACTCCTCTTTGACTACGAACCGCCCCTACTAAATCAGAGAAACTCCCTACTCCCCCACCCTTTTGTGCCCTGCCTGCTTTAGTCTCTACTCTTCGTTGTGCAGTTTGAGGAGATTGCATTTGGTCAAATTCACTATGTTTTAATAAATGTTCATCCATCTCTTTAGTTGGTTCTAATCCTGGGGTTTGATAGATCTGTGAATGGACTTGCAGATGAAGTTTATGGTTCTCATTAGGTGAAACGAGTTGTCTTATTCCCTGCATTAAAAGCTGATTTTCTTCTTGCGCTACTTGAATTTCCTGTTCGTCAAAGCCCTTGACAAGTTCTTCTAATTCTTTCATATGAGGAAATTTCTTAATAATCGCCTTAACTGTTTCTGATTTAGGAAGAATGCCTGGGAAGCGTGCTTCAATAGTATCTACTGCTTGAACAAATAATTTCTGTTCCACTGCGGTGTCCTTTGGAGGACGGGTTGAACCAGCGTCTATTCTAAATTCCAATTCTTCTTGTATCATCCTGCGTGCTTCATCCTCATCATCAGGTAAAGATGGCCACATCTCTTCTGTAACTTCATCCTCTCCTATTATTTTAGCTATCCGTTTTTTATCTTGAATAAACTGCCATATCAGACCTGAAAGGCCTCTTGCCACATCTACTGTGAAATCTTCAATCACATCTACTTTTTCTCCTTGACGTATCTGTGCACCCATACGGACATTTTCAGATTCAGTTGCTGTCTCTATCCCTCTTGCTGTTTGCAAGAGTTGATTAAAGCCTGATATTCTTAATAAGTTCTGAAGTTCTATATCATACATACGGTAGACATCATTTGGGAGAGCCGGTGGAGTAAGGGCTTTTAATACTTGGTCTGTAATCTCATCTACTTCGACTATAGTTAAATCTTGAGCGTTTTGAGCATTACTAATCTGAGTCGGTGTCATTACTCCTTTTTTAACTAATACTACTGTCCCTGAGCGTTTTCTGTGCCTATTCATCATAGAGTATGTAAGGGATAGATTTTTTAGTTGCGGGAACATAGGAATTATATCTGAGAGTGGGTATCCGTTAGCCCTATCATCTGTTGCGGGGATTTCATTAAAAATTAACGGATAAAATGTAAACCCATCTATAAAATAATTCCACTCGGTATTAAACAAATCCCCTTCCATAAAGTTCTGTGCTAGGGTAAAGCGTCTTCTTGAACGTCTATCGTGGATATGATATAGTCTTATCGGAAGGGTCTCTAAATCTATCTGACCTCCCTCTATTCCCTCTATCAGAGGAGGAGGAGATTTAAAAGTCAAAAGTTTAGGCGGTCTCTTATCCGACCTACGGGAAGTAGGAAGATTGCGAAGCCTATTTTTAATCGGTTTGAACATAGAGTTATTTAGAATATCCAATAAAGGTATGTCCTGAATTCTAATCATATATGGGGATGTACGAGGATCATGGTATCCATCAGGAAATAACATCTTCCAACTTGAACGATGATTTATAAAACAATCATCGTTTTTTATTGTTTCGTCAAGTTCGCCTTGTTCTTCCTCGACCTTTTGGTTAGTCTCTTTAAGTTCAGGAAAATCAGTCTCGAATTGCCTCAAGACTTGGTTTTTTAAAACGAATAATAAATAACCTATCTCTATCCACCCTGGGGGTTGAAGGACTGCATCCATAATGACAGACTTCATTTTCTGTTTAACGTGCTTCTCTCTCCAGTAATAGTTAATGACAGTCTGCATAGTAAAGGCGAAGTTAGTCCACTTGGGAGAACGAGCCTTTACGAATATAAACGGATTGCGGGAATATGTCGAACCGACTAAAATCTTCATAAATTCATATACAAAATTCACTTCGCTTAAATCCCCTGATTGTGAAAGGACAGGTCCTAGGAAAGTCCCTGTGTATAACTTGATTGAGTTTCTCCATTCAGGATGTCTCTCGGATTGATAACTTTCAGCCCGTTCAATCCTCGCCTGCCATATTCTGATTTCTTCTCTTGTTAGGTTTGGCATATTTTCTCCAAATTATTACCAATAAAAAAACCTATGAACGTATGTGCACATCCATAGGTTTAATTATTTTATTGGTTATCTCTAGGAGCGACCTAGAGTTTTATATATCGTACGGGATCCAGTAAAATCCTTCTTCGTTTTTAGTTAATAATGTAATCGCCCACACATAAAATATTGGAGGAGATTGACCTTTCTCCCACGCCTGATATTCATACCAGTTAAGAGGGGCTTCGCAGATAGGGCATACCATTTCATCGCTTTCATTCGGCTGCGGAATATCCCCTACTGGTTTAAAATCCTTGGCATATAATTCTTCCCCTATTGCTATCTCATCTTTTTGATAATCGTATAAATGTATCTTTTCATTAGGGCAGTAGATTGGGATTTCGGCAAAAGATAGTTTCGCTATAGATAGTATAAGTAAAATAAAGATTATCTTCTTCATATCCGGCTCCCTACTGTAAACCTAGCCCACGGGTCTTTATTCTCTTCCGCTATCCTGTCCTCTTTTAACTTAGCATAGTCCCCGAAGGTCATACCTTGAGACTCATTATCCTGTTTGACCTGTTCTGGCTTTATAGTGGATATACGATTAAAAAATGTTTGTGTATCCATTAAATCATCATGTTCAGCTAAAGGGAATTGCCGTAATTCATATTCTAATTCTTCGGTCAAGTCGTAACTCTTTCCATCAAAGATTGAAGTTTTAACTATCTTTCCCTTCTCTGGCCAGAGCCATTCGTGATTTGAGTATTCAGGGACAAGCCCTCGTATCCTATCCTCTTTGCTTGCCTTATGGGATTTTATCTCAGTAATCGTATAATATAACCTTGCCTTCCGTCTTGCCTCCTCAAGGTAATAGCAATCCGTCTCCTGAAACGCTATCGCTTCCCATCCGCAACCCCTTATAGACCATTTCTTTGCTAAGTCAATCGATAGATCTATCCTCTGTTTCGGGTTTAACTTATCCCTCACCCCATCAGCGATAAACTTTTTTAAGATCCCATCAAAATATCCCAATCCCACGATCAGCATTACAGTATAATCTGATTTCTTCTTTCTTGCGGATGCAGGATCTACCAATTCATAAAAGATACTTCCTTTAGGGATTGACGAATAGTAGGAAAGCATATCTATCTTAAACTGCATCCTCGCAGGGTCTTCAGGTTTTAAAAGCATCTGGCACATAAATCTCCAAATACCCTTATCCCTTTTTATAAATTCAATATCCTCTACACTAAACCTTTCAGGGTGCGTAATGTTTTCAACTGTAATATTATTGGGATTTTGGTCTTTCAAAAGCGGAATTTCTATAACCTCAATATCGGGATTACCTTTTTTATTCATATACAAATCCGAAAAATGATATATTGTTCCTTCATAATCCTGCAAGGGCGTTTTGGGGTCGTGAAAGTTTCCTAGATTAAATTGGTCGTCCCACTTTTTAGTTTTTTCTAATTGTTCTTTAGTATTTACGCTATTTTCATTCTCCAAATCATTCTTTTTTGCTATTTGCCAATGCCCTCCAGTTATATTTGAGGCCTTTCCCCTTGCTTCTATATTTTCCTCACTTATTCCCCAATCAGTTCTATTAGCTAAACTAAAACCTGACATATTGCCCCATTCCTTGCCTTTGGGGATACATTCAGGAAAGAGTTTACCTACTTCTGTGGTAAGAAAGTAATTCTTAATAGCCACTAAATTATCAGAAGCAATATTTTCTACATCGTGACATAAGACTATATGGATGTTATTAAAATTTAAAAGTAATTGTAAAGAATGGAATTTAGTTATAATAGTTGTCTTATAATAAGTTCTATAGCAAAGAAACAATCTCTGAATATATTTAAAATCCCTTTCATCCGCAACTTTGTCAATCGGAAGCAAATCCTCGTTGTTTTTATGCAACTCCAATCTAATTACCTGCCAAGTCTGTAAACTTACTTTATCACAGAATGGCTCATAAAATGATTTGTATTTGGTAATTTTATCGCTATTCTCTCCTGTTATTTTAGCAAGGTAATATAAGTCATTCCGACATCTCCAGCGCTTCATATCCCGGTCTAAAAGAACAGCATCCCTGTCTTTTCCATCTACAAGGCATTGTTTTATGACTTTCTCGTACTTAGCTATTTTATCGTTAATTGATTGGCGTAATCGTAGCATATAAATCCCTTATCTTTTGAGGGTTGTCTTTAGCGAAATCGAGTAATAGTTTACAGAGAGTGTGATAATGTTTACCTTCTTCGTGAAATGGTATCTCTCTTATCTCTTTGTTGCAGAAGGTACAGGTCATAGGGTTTCAGTTTTCATATTTTATATATAATTTCTTCTCTTGATAATTCTATTTATTATCCTTTTCTGTATCTTGTCATTAAATCGTCTGTCAAAATCCCTGCATACTTTTCTTAAAACCCCAATATAATCATTCTCCTTGCTGCACCAGACCATTCGGACATTTATCAGTTCCTTCAATAAATCTTGTAATATACTTACTTTTTGTTCTAAGCTGTATTTACCTTTTTTATATATATAATTATTGGGGGTTTTTAAAGATGGTTTAGGAAGTTTCATATTTTAGTAGAGTGACTGTTTGTTAGGGTATATACAGAGGGGGGTAGGGTCATGCCGGGCACCATGTCGAACACATCCAGTCCTCCCATATACCTTTAACACTCGTTAACACTCCTTATTAGCCATAACATCAGCTATATTCTTCCCTCTTGCTCTATTACGCCAATATCCTAATGTGCTTAGTTCCTCTTTAAGAGCCTTATATAATAGGGTTCGTCTTGTCATTACCTGGATTTCCTGCCTTAACTGCTCTATAGATACCATTCTGCCCTTCAAATATTGAATATGAGAGGTTATCTCTGCTAAGTCTACCCTTTACCCCTTCTGTCTTATAATGCATATTATGTTAACTACACAATAGGGACTGTTTGCATAGGGCTAATTGTCTTACTCATAACATAACGGAGTTACTTAGTTTAGTTGGTATTGCCTTCTCAGGTTAAGGGCTTCGTTTATGAAATTAACCTCAAGCGAGCCTTCTATTCTATCCTTAAACACCCCTATTATCTTCCCCAATAGCTCATCTACCCTTACAACTACTGAATTATCCTTACTCTCTATAGCTAATCTCCTATCTTCATTCAATCTCTTTATGATAAAATCTACTGTTATATCACTTTCCCTTAGTTCTTGTATAATTTCCGCCTTACTACACTTTACTACACTCATTCCACTTGAATGCTTTGCTGTTGCTTCTGAGTATCCTGCTGTCTTAAGAGCCTGCTTATAGCTCTCTCCTCTTAATATTGCTTGTTTCACCTTATGCTTCTTTATGGGATTTATTCCTTTAGCACACATTTATTGCTCCTTTTCTTACGCCCTCTATAATTATCAGTCTTTTAATATGTCCCACCATTGCTTTTGAAATTTTATCTTTCCATTCTTGGGGAAGTATTTTAGGAACAACTGATTTATGACTTTTACACATTTTAAGACGGGTTTCTAAGGTATGTTTCTTACCATAAAAATGATTATCTTTACCCTTATTATTATATATTCCTGAAGACATTATTTTATCTCACTCTAAACAACAAAAAAGCCGATAACTTTAGTAGCAAAATACACTACTAAAATCTCGACTTATAGGGTTAGTCCAATCTCCAAACAAGCGAAGATTTTGATTTATTTAATTATCCTACCCTTTAAGTATACTACTTGAATATCTGTTGTCAATAGCTAATATATATACCGACTAAGCGGCTTAGTCTGCTCTGTCTGCTGACTTGGCAAAGTCTTGATTATTTTATTCGATTGTTTACAAATATGGCATAACCTAGCACCAACTCTTTTCTTAATCAATCGTCCCTCATAATAAATCCTTGTCTCAAAGATGAGAAACTTCTTCTTGCATTTTAAACAAGGTATTCTTGTTTGGATTTCTCTGGTCTTGGCTTTCATCTATTCTTCCACCATATAACTAAAATTACTATCGCTATAATTAAATATCCCCCTACCTTTTGCCAATCCATTACTCGCTCAATGTTTTTAATATACTTTCTACACCGTCAGGACCCGGATATTTTATCTGTATACCCTTTTTCCCAACCTTATCCCTGCGTGAGTATATAATACGGTATTCCTGATACTCTACATTAGGATTGTCCATCATCCTTATCAATCCTTGTATAAGTGTATCTATTGTAATTTTTATCCATTTATCTCCCCGTAGGACTTCGCCTGATTTCAAAACTCTCTCCTATAGCGCGGTTTCTCGAATAAATCAGTTGTCCATTTTAAAACAAATAGGAGTTTGATTGAGTCTATTGCGATGAAAGCCAACAATACCACAGTTGAATAAGGAAAATCCTCCATATTGTATGGGTAGCCTTCGACATAAACCCATCCCCGTTTAAGTGCATAAAACCATATTGAGTCGAAGAAACAGATTAGTATTCTTAATATCCATTGTTTCATAAAACCTCCTTGCTCATCTCTCCCTCCAGCTTATTTTAATAAACCTTGCTATTCCCATCCCTATCAACGCACCTATTATATTTGCAAACATATCTATCCATTGGAAAACCCTGCGACCCTTTAAAAATATCTGTGATACCTCATCTATTATTCCCATAACAGGAGCGAACCACCCAAAGAAAAATCCTATAACGGAATAGCCGAAAGCGTGGCGAGCTACTTCTGAATAATACTCCCATTTTTCGTATCCCATTATAACCGCAAAATCCCTACCCAAATAAGTAGGATATATTACTACACCCAGAGGGTAAGTTATAGCCCAAATCACAAAAAGCATTAAAATCTTTTTCCATAGTTTCATCCTTCATCCCTATGTGTATGGTTTTGCATCGGGCAATCATTTTCAGAATGGCCGATAAACCTTCCACACTTACTACATTTAAAACCTACACTTTCGTTATGTATTCCTTCAGGTTTTTTCCCTACTACCCATCCAGAGAAAAGACTATCTTCGGAATATATCGCTCCACATATACAGATTATAAGTAAAACTAGGTTCATAAATCCTCCATTTCTTCCAGTAAATTATAATTCATATGTATCTCATTAAAAATTTCTCTATCTAATATTTCGCTATTAGTGGCATATTCTTTATATAATTCATTTTTTAACCATTCTATAAATTCTTCCAATGTCTTGACTTTACTTTCTTTTAATAGTCTTGCAATTATAAATGGGTCTTGACCATTCTTCTCAAATGCCTTTATTATTAGTTGTTCTTTTTTATTAAATATTTTCATCAATAAATTATATTCATTAAGTTTCTTATTCACATCATTATCATACTTTTCCTCTTTATTTTCGATTTTAAACTCTAACACATATATCTTTTCTTCTTTCCCGCCTTCTTGGGAGTCTTCATTTGGGATTTGCTGTACTTTAAAGATACAACTATTCAGGATAATACACACGCATATCATTAACCAAATCTTCCACATTATACCTTTCCTTTAACGGTTCATATAAGTTTATCTCTTGTGTACATCCACATAACACCACACATAATACAAACAATATCAGTCTATTCATCCGCATTGCCATAAAAGATTTTACCCTTCTCTTCTACCCACTTTTTCATACTCCGAAAGGCAAACCATTCATAGATCGTAGAGACAACTAAAATTATCAAGCCTACTGAAGATAAAAGTACCAAGCATTGACCAGCCGATAAGTCTACATAATTGTTTAAGTATTTTCATTTCCTCTCCCAGAAACTCTTATTGCTTCTATTCAGACAAATCTTACAGCAGGCAAATTCCACCGCCTTTCCTTTTTCCCATCTTATATCAGGGAATAATTCTCTTTTCCTTTTACAGCAATCGCATTTGCCTGTCATAATTTATAATTTTCCCATTTTCCTTAATCCAAACACACAGTATATAAAGACTGCTATTATTGAGAGGATTATTATGGCGATTGAGATTAGGATAAATAATATGGTTCTCATAGTTTATCTAATAGTTTCTTGTGTTCCTGTCTATAGTAAAGACATAGTGCCTCTAATTCCACTTTTGAACGCTTCTTAATCTTCCAACGCTTGCTCTCCAGTATCTCCACGACTTCTTCTCCGACTTCTTTCACCAAGTTCTTGCGGAATATAAGGACTTCTCCATCTCTAAAGATATTACATCCCTCGTCTTGAGCCTTAACTCCAAGTTCGTCAAATAAGACCGCACCGCCACGACCTCTTACAAAATGTCCTGCTTGAAGGTCTTTAAAATGATATATTCTTCCACAAGTATAACATTTCCCCTGATCAATCGTTCCAGTTGTCTTTAAACAGTCTCTTAATCGAATGAATAAGGAGAAGGCATCCCAAGCACGCTTTAATAGCTGTTTATGGGTTCGTTCTATACGTCTCATATCCCTAACCTCTTATGTATTTCGTCAATAGTTTCGTTTCTGCCTCTTACATAATGAGCCACTTCATTGCTTTTAGGCATCTTCTTCGGCAAACTCTCTTTTATGATAGTCTTTATGGCGGAGAGGGATTGAAGGCTATAATCTTCTTTACTTATTGTTGTGTTAAATCCCATTCCTGTTGTCTTAAAATGACAAGCATGCTTTTCCAACACCTCTTGTATCCGTTCATCAAAATCAGACATTGGTATACCCCCATCTGTAGCCACCAGCACTTTTGGATAATCCTTTCAAGCAATTTTGTATAGCAGTTCTACTTATATTTAAAGTTTTGCTCAAATCAACTATACCAATCCACTCTTTTATAAATTTTCCTTCGATAGTATGTTGAGTTACTTTTTTTCTTAGGTCGTGATTTCTGCAACAATTTTCTCTCAATTCTATAAAGCGACAATTTTGCAGAGCATAATCTCCATCATTATCTATTCTATCTATGGTAGGTCTATCCATTAAATGAGCCTTGTCTCTGTACCACAGATATTCAAAGTCATCTTTGGTCATTAAGAGTTTGATTCCCCTGCTACCATAGTTTTTAAAATTACTTTTACATCTTTGCTTTGCGTTAAAATATGAACTTTCAAATGTCATCACTCACCTCCAGTAAGTTCTTTAACTTCGGCTTTGGCTAAATCCAATAGCTTCTAATAACTCTCTCATCTCAAAGTTTCTTCTCTCAAAGTGATGCACATAGGTTCTTAGCTGTCCGTGATTATGTTTATTGGCTTTCATATATTCTTCTGCCCCTTTTATGGTAAGAAAAAACTCTCTTGGAATCCAAATATAGCCAAGATAATATTCTGTAATTTCTTCTTTTGCGGGATTTTCCCAACCTTGTTCTTCCATCTGTTTAAACAACTCTTCCTTGCTTTCACAGTCAGGGCTTTGGCTGTCTCCTTCGGATAATCTATAATGCTTTATCGTTTCTGCATCTCCATAAGGACAATTAACACTATATCCTTCAGCCATCACTCCTACACAAAATAACTCTTGAACACTTACATAAATAGGATATGCTGTTGCTCTATTGTCTTGCGTGGCATATTCTTGCCTTATCTTCTCTATCTTCTTTGTGCTATCTATAAGGGTTTGTAGGGCTTCAACATATTCTTCATCAATGGCTATATGGGAAGTTGATTTTAAGGAGCTATGCTCAAGAGAACACTTGCAAGATGAAATCAATATATTTATTATTCGCCTCGCTTTCTGTAATGGCATCATTTCAATCCTCCTTGGTTATAAATATCTCTTAAAAAATTCTTTGAGGGCATTTCTGATATAGGAATTTGATAGTAATAATTACACCGTTTACAATTTATATTTATCATATCTCCGCCACAATAATCACTATCTCCAACAATATGACCCCTTTCTATTCCTCCCTCTTCTCTTATTTAAACCATTTTTTTATTTTGGCTTCTGATATATTTATTTGAACCGTTCTATGATATGTGCCATCTTTATCTCTGACTTCGTGAACAAGTGTAATTTTTCTACCCTTTAAATATACCCAAGTATTTTTATCTATTGTCTGTGGACTTAATATATTTTTTAATCTCACTTTTCACCTCCAAGTTCTTTAACTATTGCTTTGGCTAAATCTTTTGCATATTTTGTATTCTTTCCTGCTTGTCGAACCGATTGTTGCTCTAAAACAAAAGTTCCTATAATATTCTCTATCCTCCCCTCATCAAGTATCTTCGCTATGTATAGTTTACAGTCGTCTATGGCTTGATTGTAGATACCATTTTCTTTGTCTATTATTAAATCATTGGCTACTTTTGGGCGAATATTTAAGCGAGATTTTTTCTTCGGCATCTCTGCACTCTCTACTTTTTCTGCGAGGGAATTGAGAATTTTCTGTGCCTCTATTCTTTTATCGGCTCGTTCATAGTCCTCTGTTAATCTCTTTTGAGCCTCTCCTTTTAATTTATCCTTGGGGAGTAAATCCATAACCCATTGTAATTGACTTATCTCAAACCTTGACCATTTTACCGCCTCTTTGATATCCATATCTATTTACCCCTTTCTTCCTAATCGTGAGTTTTCAGACAGTTCTATAAATGCACAATTTTCAAAAGTATAATCGCCCTTGTTGTTTATGCGGTGAATGCTCGGTCTTTTTAATAGAAACGCTTTATCTCTTTCCCATAGTTTGCGTGCTTGGTCAACTGTTAGATAATGCTTAATACCTTTCTTAAAATACTTGCTTGATTTGTCTATACATCTTCTTTTGCTTGAGTCCCAATAAGCATACCAGGGTTCTTTTTTCCTTTTCTTTTTCCAATATGTCCTCATATATTTTGCTGTATTTGGGTTGTCTTTAGTCTTGGTCATAATCTTCATATCGCATTTCTTACACCAATATCTAATACCATCTATCAATATTTTACTCTTAAAAAAGTCTGTAATAGGCTTATATTCTTTGCACTTACTACATTGATAATGGGTTTCTTCCCCAACTACTTTACGATTTCTTAGGTTCTTAGACATTTATCCCTCACATTCTTGCGTGTATAAGTCTAACCATTATATAACCAACAGTTATAAAATCTCCCCAAAAAAATGGATGTCTTATCATAGTTAAAAATTCTTGCCACATATCTATTCTCCTTTCACCACATCAGGTTCTTTTACTCTATCGCAATTTCTACATAAATATGCCTTACCCTTATCTTTTGATACGAGTTTATTGATATTACACTCTAAACAGTTCATCATCCTATTCTCCTTTTACCTTACCGAATTTCTAATAAACTATAGCTTCTTCAAAAGGCATACTTATTTTGTATATTCTTTCCCATAGAGTAGATAGTGGTATCTTGAATATTTTTGCCCAATCTGCGAGAATCAGAGAAACACCATTGTAAGTATGCCATAGATTACTTCGTTTATTCCTGTTTTGTTCTCTTTGGGTTGTCCATCTACAATTAGAAAGAGAGTATCTTTTATTATTATCAACTCTGTCTATAGTCACCTTTCCAAAGTTAGAATGAGAAACCTCATAACTATTGTGCATATCTTTATAAAAATTCTCAAATTTAAGCCACCTTTTACAAACCTCTATACCCCTTCCACCATAGTGTTTATAATTAGAGCTATTCTTATTACAACATCTTGTCATCATATATCCCCAAATCTTATATAACTGTGTTCCGCTTTTTCCGTGCTTATAGTTAGTGTTCTTCTTTCCTTTTAAGTTTGGCATTTGCACCTCCCAAATTTAGCACAGATGGCTTGGGCTACTTTTCTTAAAAATGATTGTGTCATTTCTTTTGGGAATAAATGCTGTATACTTTCTATTACCTTCTCCTTATCCAACCTCTCAAGCACAGGCTTCTCTAACTGAGTAATGGCGTAGGTGAGGGCTTCTTTTTGTGAGTGTCCACCACCTCTTTCTTCATAACTTTTAATCATTAACTTAAATATCTTTATTGCGTTCAATCTTTCATATTCCTCTAAATGTTTATCGTTCATAAGGCCTCCTTAATTTAACATTCTGCCTAAGTTCACTTTCTTTTTAATAGTAATTTTTCTATACTGTAATGCTGTTATTAAAGCCCACACCTTTGCACTTGACGGCTCCGGTAATTTACAATTTTTGCTATCTGCTCCGATATTGACAAAAGAAGGTTTTATATTTACAATCCATTTTACTAACTCATCTACATCAAAATCTAATATAGGTTCGATAGTAATAAACTTATCTACGTCAGGAAACTTTAGCATAGCTTCATATCTCTGTACTGGATCTGGTGCTTGTGATAATCCCGAATAATATCTATTGCTTTCAATCGTAGTTCCTAGCATATAGTTTTTTGGAAATTCGTGTGTATGCCTATAAGCTCGAATTGGATTTTTAGTTTGAAAGATATATTTATTGCCTGGATATAAAGTACAATGTTCTAAAATACGTTGTATCACAATTCCCGGAATCCCTTGCGCAAACATATCGTTCATATGTTCTATAAAAATAGTTTTGCCATAGCCATAATCTACTTTTAACTCGTGTGATAAAAATCTATGCGGCCCCTGGTACCTCAGGTTTACTCCAAACCTATTACGCTGCACATAGCAATAACTACATTTATGCGGACATTCACCGCCCAAATGAGAGTGCATATGTGTTACCCAATCATACATATTTCCTTTTGAAGTTTTAAGACTCATCATCCCCTCCTTTAGTGATCCAACAATATAATCTTTCTATTGAGCAAAACAGCTAACGTCTCTATGTATTTCTGTGTCCACGTCCCCTTAAAACCATCGCAGGTCAAAAAGAGAATAGGTTTGTAGAATAACACAGCAAAGCTGATAGCGGTGGAGTAATGGGCTATTACTATGTTACTTTTTCTTACCAATTCGCAAGTCTTGTTCTGATAGCATTTCCTTTTTAAAAATAAGTTTTCCTTGTTTCTTGGGTGCAATGCGATGACTACCTCCAGGCTAGTCTTTTTCTCTAACATATCAAAGAAGTTATTAAGTAGTTTATTGTATTCCTCCAAAGAGATAGTATAATCCTCTACGCTTCCACTCTTAGATATGAGTTCTTGGTCTAAGAATACTGCTGTGTCTTTCATCCCTCTCCTTTATCGTTCTGGGTATTTGCTCATATCTTTACCCCCCTTATAAGCTCCAAAAGCTCTTTAGGCACAGGCATTTTCTTTAGAGCCGCGCCTTCTGATATATTTTTCTCCGCATTATAAGCCCGCCAGCTTTCATTAGTAGCTTTTACGAACCAAGGCCAGGGCTTAGTTATCTTATGGCTGTTTTTAAGGTAGCACTGGCAGATCCGATTTACTACTTCATCCGGGAGCCAGCCGATTGACTTTTTCATCTTGCCTAAGAGCTGGTAGATAGGGAAGGACTTATTTACTTTGTTTATAAGGTTGTCTAATTCTTTGTTCATTTTATTTCCTTTATTATTATTCTTACCTTTCGTTCATCATCATTGCGTTTCAATAGCCATACATCAGAAATATGCCAAGCATCATGCCCGAATTTTATTATCTTTGTTACGCCATCTATATTTGGTGTCCAGTATCCCTCTACTACTTCTATAATTTTTTTCTTAGAGTATCCCATATTTTGTCTTCTCCTTTATCGGCATAACCAATTTAATAAGGTTAATAATCTCAGTATATCTCTGGACACAATGTTTATGATGTTCTACGCTTCCCTTATATCCTCTGCACCATTTAGGGTGTTTTGCATAATCTCTATGGATACGACGACACCACATTAAAAACTTAAGAGCTTCTTTAAATGTGCAGATTTTCGTGTGATATTTCATATAAATTTTAACCCGTATCTAACTCCTGAATTTCCAAACCGACTTGCCTTAAACTTTTTAAACTTACTTCCACAAACACACCTTGACCTATTAAAATATCTTTCAAAGATATATTTTTTGATTTTGCATTTAGGGCAAATAACTAAAATTTGTTTAAACATTGATTGTTGCATACATTCTGGCAAAGGCATTTTTGAATATTTATGATATACCATTTTATTTCCTCTTAAAATATTCCTTCGTTAACCCTCGGCGGACTTTCTTAAATTTAGTTGCCAGTTTCAACATTACTTTTTCTAATAACACATCAAAATCTATCTTCTCTAATTCCTTCTTGACCGCACCTTCAATGAATTTATCGAGTTTCTTATCAATATTGGTTTTCATAGATTACCTCCCTTTTATTCCGCTTGCATTAAAATCACCTGTACCGAACGAGGCGATTTATAGTTCAATAACCTTTGAATTTGCCTTATGCCATAACCCTCTTTATATAAAATAGCCACAGCTTCGTGTTTTAATGCTACATTGGCATTTATACCATTGGGTTTATCTATTATTCCTTTTCCTTTACATATTGGACATTTCATCATATCTCCTTTATGCAAGTGTATACATTTGCTATGCTTTTGCTATGTCTGATTTTATTTTGTTCCATATATCCTTTGGGTGCGGGTTAGTCCCGTTCCATATGCTTTCTACTGCATTACTTACTATATTAAATCCGTGTTTTCGCGCGGTGTTGAAAAACATCTTATATATTTGGTCTCTAGTCTGTCCTGTCTTGTGTATATCTCTTGCCATCCATTCAGCGTATTTTTGGAGTTGAGTTTCTTGGTCTTTAGTGAGATTTTTAGAAACTTTACCTATTGTAGTAAAGTCTTTATCTAAATCTTTATCTACATCTAAGTCTTCATCTTCATCTCGTTGTGAATTAATTGCCTCTTTAGGTGCAGAATTACTTAACCTTAATTCGTACCCATCGAAAAACCAGAAGTACTTGTTTTCCTTGAACTTAGGGAAATTACCTTTTATCCGCTTGATTGCCGATTTGAGGGCGCTTTGATACAGCTCTGTCTCTGATTTAGTGCTGATTTCCTGTTTTGAAAAACCGATTTGCGATAAATAAAAACAGGTTTCCTCTTTTTTGAGCCTCAAAAGTTGCTTAATTACATTAAAATCTTTTGGTATTTGGTTATTGTTTGAGCGAGAAATACCCAATAATTTAATATAAACAAGCTGTTCAAATTCACTCATTGTGAAAAATCTATAGTCATTTATTATCCTTGTTTCTAACTTTACAAACTCTCTGCTAAGACGTGCCATTATATCCTCGCTATAATTCGAGAGTCTATCATTTTGTTAAACACTGCATCTATCTCTCGTTGTATTTCTAACATATTTTTATATTCATAGTCAGTTTTTTTAGGGCGACCCTTTCCCTTATAAGTGTTTTTTATAAATCTATGCTTTTTAGTAAAAATACTCATTACATACCTCTAAATTAAAGGAGACC